TAGTAAGGAATGATTTCTAATGCGAGGCTTTACTGCGCCGTTCACAATGTATTGAGTTTGTGATTATTTTTTCACAAGGTCGTTAGTTTGTGCAGGTTTGTTCTATACACCTATCCTTGAGTTACAGATAGGTGCGAGTTACATGATACACAGAGGGGAAATAACCAGAGGTTCCGTGTCCACACAAAACCTCCGAGTATTTAGACAAAGCTAGGTTGGGAACTTTGTCTATTCTAAGATTAGTTCAAAACACAATTTTTTGCAAATTTAAAAAAGATTGTTTTTATATTCTTGACATAGTGACGGTATCTTTGTAATCTGTTTAATTACAAGTAGTTCAAGATACTGGCTCTCAAAATATCTTGTTCGATTAAAACATCTGTGAGCGGTCTAGCCAGCCCGTTGGTCGTCCGGTAAGGGACATCCCTCGGTATATTTAAATTTTGGTTGGGCGGGACCGCACAGGGTTAGTTCTACCAATACAAAAAATTCGGGGGCAGGGGCAATAAAAAATAAAAATAAAAGTTCGGTGGTAATATAAACAAACTATGTCCTTAGATTATATACAAAATGGAATGCGATTCAAGATAAACGGAGACAAGATAACCTACATAAAAAATAAACAAATTATAGATAATTGGACTCAGCCAAATTTAAATCCAAAAGCACTTGAACGATATATAATCGATAGAATGATTTCCTTAGCTTACCTATACAAAGAGGAACTAATTCGACTATAATAAAACCTATGGTTTTAGATTTAGATGTTAAGATTAATTTGTCGGCTCCACTAACCGATATCCTCCCATCACTGGCTATTCTTTCGGGGATAGCCTTATCCAAAAGGAGTTCTTGCGCTTGAGTATTAGATGGGAACCAGAGAACGAAACTTACGAAGAGTTCAAAAAAAGAAGAAGTCAAAGTTTCGGAATTTCGGGAATGGGGCAGAAAAAAAGAGAAGGAACCGGTAAAAAAAATCTTTCTGAGCTTAGGGAGAAAGCTTTAAAAAGAGCAAACTACACATGTGAGTGGCCGGACTGTAATTCCAAAAAATGGCTAGAGATGGCGCATTTAAAAGCAAAGGGTATGGGTGGAGCAAACAGAGACATATCTGATGACCCAATGAATGTTTGCATGCTTTGTAAACATCATCACGACATCTTTGACGGCAGACAACAAGTTGGTTCTCAAAGAGAATATACTGCACTACTCAAAGGATTTCTTGTATTACAATGGAGAATGAAATGAGTGAAATTTATGACGAGCTAAAGGAATTTAATCCTAAAGCTATGATTATTGATGATTTTGAAGAAGCCTATCTCGGCTTTTCAACTGACGGCAAAGCAATCTATGATTTTTATACAATGTTAGATTTAGTTATTGACGGTATTTATGAAGATTCTCCGGAAGAGTTAACAGAAGATGAAGCTTACTCCGAAGCTTACGCACATCTTGACGCAAATGTTATTGGAGCGTATGTAGGAGAGTTTACTCCAATCATTATGTATAAAGAAATCTATGACTAACAAGTATGTTCCTAAGTTACCGCCATTACATGAAGGTCAACTTAAAGTAGCTAAATCTGAAGCGCGTTGGAAAATATTATGTGCTGGTAGACGATTTGGTAAAACAAGACTTGGTGTTCAATTATGTATGGAAGTTGCTCTAAAAGGTGGAAGAGCTTGGTGGGTTGCTCCTACATTTTCTATTGCTAGAGTTGGTTGGCGTGATATAGCTGCAAGTGCAAAATCTTTTCCAAGAGAAATAGAACCAAATGTATCTTTAGCTAATATGCAAATTGATTTAGCTAACGGGGGCTCTATTGCTGTTAGGTCTGCTGATAATCCTCAAAGACTTCGTGGTGAAGGTTTGGACTTTCTTGTTATGGACGAGGCTGCTTTCGTAAAACCAGAAGTATGGGCAGAAGTTCTTAGACCGACACTTACAGAGCGTAAAGGTTCTGCTTTGTTTATTTCAACTCCTATTGGTAGAGATAACTGGTTTTTTGACTTATGGGAAAATGCAGACGATGCAGATAACTGGGAAAGATTTAGATTTGCTACTACTGACAATCCTATGATTGACCCCGAAGAAGTAGAATCAGCTAGAAAAGAAGTTGGCTCTATTGTTTTTGCACAAGAGTATTTAGCAGAGTTTGTTGACGCAGGTCAAGGTATGTTAAAGCCGGAGTGGATGAATTATTATATTATTGCTCCCGATTCAGCAGGTAATCTTAAATGTATTGTTGATGGTTCAGAATACTACTTAGATTCTTTACCTAAATACGGAGTTGTTGATTTAGCTACAACTACAAATAAAGATTCTGACTACACAGTTATAACAAGTTTTGCACAAACTCCAGATAATCGCCTTTTAGTACTAGATATGGTTCGACAAAAGATGGAAGGTCCAGATATAATACCAGCGATAAAACGAGCAATTCACAAAAATAAGTTACAATATGTAGGTATAGAACGCCAAGGTTTTCAAACTACGATAATCCAGATGGCGCAACGAGCTGGTATTCGAGTTAAAAATCTTAAGACGGACAAAGATAAAGTTACAAGAGCTTTACCTCTAGCTGCGAGAATGGAAGCCGGAGAAGTATTTTTATTAAGAGATACTCACTGGTTACCAGAAGTTGAAAGAGAAATAATGACTTTCCCAGCAGGTGCTCATGACGATATCATTGATACTCTGTCTTACGGTGTTCAATTATTGCAAGATAAAAAGAGCTGGAGCGCATATTAATGGCTGAAGAGAAGTCAAGATTTTCAAAAGCATTAGATTGGTTAAATGCACCAACTGATGCAAGAATTAGAAGAGAACAAAAAGGCATTACTGTTAATCAACAGGAATATTCATTTTTAAACCAAGCTGTATTCGGTTATAACACCGAATCGGGGTACTTTGACCATAAAAAAATAGCAGAAATAGGTGACGGCACTGGTAACTCAGCAGTTGTCGCTTGTTTGAATGTTTTAGCAACAGCGTTTGCTGAACCGGGATTACTTATCTCTACGCGTAACTCCGAAGGAGATTACACAAGGGATATGAACCATCCACTTGCTAGATTGTTTAGAAGACCAAATCCTTATATGACACAGCAGTTACTCGCTAACTATATTGTTACGGCAATTAATGCAGCAGGTGATGCTTTTATATATAAGAATAGGAACGCAAGAGGTGAAGTTGTGGAGCTAGTACCTCTTATGCCACACTTAGTAGAAGCTAAAGGAAATCAAAACGAATTAATTACACACTACAATTACCAACCTCAAGGTGGACTTCAAGGTCAAGACAATGTAAGAATTGATAAAAAAGACATGTTTCACTTAAGACAAAGCATTGACCCAAATGATATGCGTAGAGGTATGGCTCCTCTTAAATCAGTTTTAAGAGAAATCGCAGGTGACGAAGCAGCAGGACAATATACTGCCGCTTTATTACACAACATGGCTGTTCCCGGAGTAATTCTCTCACCGAGAGATGATGCAATGGGTGGTCCTACGAGAGATGAAGCTGAAGCTATTGCAGATATGTATAAGCAAAAGTTTGGTGGTAAGAACAGAGGTGCGCCTATGGTCTTATCTGGTGCTATGAATGTTGAAATAGTATCATTCTCTCCAGACCAAATGAAGTTAGCCGAATTAAGAAGAATACCGGAAGAACGAGTTTCTGCCGTACTTGGCGTTCCAGCTGTTCTTGCAGGACTTGGTGCCGGTCTTGATTCAGCAACATACAACAATACAAAAGAACTTAGAGAGTTCTTTACGGAGTCAAAAATGGTCCCAATGTGGAACATGGTTGCGCAAGAAGTGACTCATCAATTGTTACGACCAGAGTTCGGAGCTAGTGATAATGAATATTGTGAATATGACATTGATAATGTTCGAGCATTAGCTGTTGACAAAGACAATCTCTATAAACGCATGAATACTGCTGTTCAAGGGGGTTGGGTAACAATTGGCGAAGCAAGAAAAGTAGTAGGTCTTGAAGCAGATAACAGACACGATGTTTATCTAAGACCTATGAATATGATTCAAGTCACAGAAGATGGTAGTCCTCTTCTTAATGACAACGAGTCCGAACCTGCAACGGAAAATGACAATGACGATGAGTCTAAAGCAACATTGACTACTACAACATATCCTCAAGAAACAGAAAGAGAAGATGAAGTTCTTCCAAAACCTAATTACTTGAGTGAAGAAAAATATATTGCAGAAATGCCAAACGGTGCTTACTGTGTTATTAGCCATGAAGACGGAGAAATAATTAAATGCTTTGATACCAGAAAAGAAGCTGAAGAATTTTTAAATAATAAAAAAAGTGGTGTCATTGAAGAAGTAAAAGTTTCTTTAGAAGAAGCAGAAGCAATGTACGAACGAGGTGATGAATTACATAGCCCAGAAGAAAAAGCAGAAGTTATACCAGAAGTTTTTGAAACTAGAAAAGAAGCAGAAGAAAGAGCTAAAGTTTTAGGATGTGAAGGTTCTCATGAGTATGAACTAAATGGACAAACTTATTACATGGCTTGTGCTACTCATGAACAATTCGAAGAAGTTATGAGTAAACCAGAAAATGAAGGCAAGGCTCCAGAAAAGTTAACTAACTTCCCTAGAAGCGGAGACAATCAAAAAATAAGTTTATCTAATTCACAACATCCACAATTTCCGGGTTACGCCTATGTTAAAGATTTAAAAGAGAACTGGCCAGAGATTTGGAGAAGAGCTGGTACTGGTGGTAATCCTCCTACATCATTTACTGGTAATGACGCTTTCAATAAATGGACAGCTTACAAAGGCGGAGACAGAAGCGAATCAACACTTAACTGGGTTAAGAGAAGAGAACGATTTATGAATCGTCATAAGAAAAATAACAGACTTAACGGCATTATCGCTGTTATGAAATGGGGCGGTGTCACAGCCGGTGGTGTTTCGCAAATGAAGTCTGTTGTTAATGATTACAAAAAAGTTATTAGAGAAAGAAGAAAAAAATCTTTAGACATAGCAGAAGATTATTTGATGAAAGCTGTATCTGATAGAGTTAGAAAATCTTTACAGAAAAAAGTAGAAGAACATAATTCTAAAAATCCAAAACATAGAGCAACATTAAGAATGCTTATTGCAGTATTTAACAGAGGTGTAGGAGCTTACAGAACTAATCCGGGTTCAGTTAGAGGTAATGTTACATCTGCTGACCAATGGGCGATGGCCAGAGTTAACGGGTTTTTAAGAGCTTTAAGAAGTGGTAAGTTTAGAAGAAAACCTTATGACCAAGATTTACTACCAAGTTCACATCCATTGTCTTCTAAGAAGTCTGGTAATAAAGCAGAATCAGTAAGAGTTGGTCAAGCAGTTTCTTGGTCTATAAATAAAGACCCAGACCCACCTTCAGTAGTTCATGGTATTGTTACATCAGTAAATGAAGACGAAGCAACAATGCAAGTCTATGCAAGATTAGATAATGGGGAACATCAAAAAACAGATAGGAAGGTAACTATGCCTATCTCAAAATTAAGAATTATATCAGACTTTAGATAATAAAACACTTAAAGTTAAAATCCTATTATACAATAATTAAAACGCGCTTCTACAAATTTGTATTGTAGAATATTGAGGTATGATGAATAACGAATCTAAAAATATAGACATAGAGTTAAAAGATGACTCTGGTCAAGTAGAAGCAGTTTTCAGTCTATTTAACTCTCTTGATAGTGATGGAGATGTTGTAGTTCCCGGAGCTGTCAAATCTGGTTTTAAAAACAATCAAGTGCCGATGGTATGGTCACACAAGTGGGACATGCCTATAGGAAAAGGCATAATCACACAAGATGATGATAAAGCTGTTTTTAAAGGTGAGTTTTTTATGGACACAGAGTCTGGTAAGGAAGCTTACAATTTAGTTAAAAATATGGGCGATATGCAACAATGGTCATTCGGTTATAAGGTTAACGATTCAGAATTTTCAAAAACTAAAGACCAAGACGGTGAAGATACTAATGCTAGATACTTAAAAGACTTAACAGTTTATGAAGTTTCACCAGTTCTTGTTGGAGCTAATCAAGATACATATACTCTTGCTATTAAATCTAACACAGAACTTCTTAAAGAAATTTCAGAAGAAAAAGGTGATGATAAAGTAGAAGAATCATCTGGATGTGGCTCAAATTGTGGTTGCAGTCAAAAAAGTTATGGAGATGACGAAGAAGAAATGAAAGGTTGCAAATACCATGATGGAGGACCATGTATGAAAGAATATGATGACGAGAAAAAGTCAGACGAAAATTTAGAAGTTTCACAGGAAGACAGCAAGTCTTTCTCTGAAGAAGTCAAAGATGTGCTTGCTGCATTAGATGACTTAGTAGCCCGAGCAAAAGCTATTTCTATGCTCAGAGGTGAAGATGGGAGAAAATTAGGCGTTAAAGCCACTGAAGCACTTCGTGCAGTCGCAGACGACTTAAAC